CATAAACCATGAAAGATATCACGTTCGCAGTAACCGACCTAATTGTTCAACTGAAAACCTTTGAAGAAAAGTTAAACTGTCTTCAAAGAAACTGTATCGGATGTGGAAGTTTCAGTAAGTCAACTTATTTTTGTCATATTTGGGATGCTCAAGTTCCTGCTGAAACTATTGTAACTGGATGTGATAGATTTGATTTTGGAATTCCTTTTTAGGAGCAATATAATGGCAAAAGGTAAAGCCCAAAAAACCGAAAGCAGCAAACTAATTGAAGCACTGAAGTTCGTTTCACTGGCACAACATGAGAAGGGATCGGCCTTAAAAACATTTTGCCAGTTATCAAACGGTTACGCTACAAGTTCCGATGGTATCTTAACTGCCTGTCATTCCATTGAAGAAGACCTTGAAGCAAGACCACATACCCTGAAGCTGATAGCGGCTTTAAATAATTGTGGAAAGAATATTTCCATAACGCAGCTTGAAGGTAACGCTATAACTATCAAGTCGGGTAAATATTTTGCCAAAATTCCTTGCCATGACGAAGAGATAGTATCGTACGGTCCTGATCAAGCGGTCTGCCCTATCAATAACACTATTGTAGAAGGGTTTAAGAAGATAGGGCACTTAACTGCTGAGACGGGAGAAACTGTTTATCAAAGCTCGATCCTGATGCAAAGTGGCTCCATGATCTCGACCAATGGATTCATAGGAATTGAGTTTTGGCATGGAATTGATATGCCCACAATTAAGGTTCCTAAGTCATTCGTATCGGCAATCAGCAAGGTCAACAAGAACCTCGTTTCTATGGGGTTCAGCGTCTCATCAGCGACCTTTTGGTTTGATGATGGATCATGGCTCAAAACTCAGCTTTTTCCTGATGAATGGCCCGATATTATCCAGGCTTTCACTATGCCGGATCTGAAGGTTATCGACGTTCCAAAAATGTTTTATACTGCTATCGAGGCTGTACAGGATTTTGCCGCAGATGGTCGTGAGAAAGGCGCTGTTTATATCTCGAAGTTTGGTATTAGCAGTCACAAAAATAAGTCGGATGGGGCTGTTTATAACTTAACTGGTATTGATGGTGAACTTCTGGTTGGGATACGTAATTTGAAGAATATTCAGAACTGTTGTAATCAGATGGCGTTTGGTGCGGATCGAATATTTTTCTTTGGGGAAAATGTTCGGGGTGTTTTGATGGCAATGAAGGACTGAGAAGAGAGTAGTATAGGGCAAAAGGTAGTTCACAAAAGGAGTGAAAAATGAGAGACAAAGAGTTTTACCGATTAATAATATCAAAACGTGCTGCTGTGAAAGCTATTGAGGAAATATCCGAGGCAGTTCTCCCTTATGGAATGACTGAAATATCTTCATACGGTTTGTACTATAGTGGGTCTATACTCGAACCAGGCAGGGCAGACGGTGGAGTCTACAGCCTTATTTCGAAGATAAAGGAATACAAGCGGGATGCTGAAAAGTATTACGCTCTGAGGAACTTGTTGAAAGACAGTGTAAAGTAGATATCAGGCAACGTGAAAGATACTAACTGATAATCTTTCACCTTTAATTGTAACTATGGTGATAAAATGAAAAACACAATAACTGCTAATATATTAGTAAAAGTTGAATGCTCTTCAAATTGGGGGGATGATTGTACTATTGAACAAGTAAAGAAACAAGCTAGAATAAACGCTTTAAATATAATAAATAGAAATCTGGAAAAAGACCCTTTGATTAAGAACGTGAGTGTTTTAGAACTTTCTTTATCTACGACATTATAATGGGCAAAAACTTTCTTGACGAGAACGGGTTTCTTTGTAAGCGCAGACCGAAAACCAAAACATTCACCGTACCGCTTGAACGTTCGAAGATCAATATAGATTACTATACTGATATCGAACTACACAAAGCTAAAGGTGGTGTTTTGGTTCACGATCTTGAAGTTTACCCTAACTACTTCCTAGCGGCATTCAAGAACTACTATACAAACAAGGTAGTAACATTTGAACTGTTTGAAGGTAGAAAAGTGTTCGATTATCAGAAGTTATTGTGGGTAATGCACAACTTCTGTATAGTGGGATTTAATAGTATTAAGTTTGATGCTCCGATACTTTGGTTAGCTTTGAGTGGTGCTTCTCTTGATGAGATATACGATGCTGTAGTTTCAATTATTAAACATAATGCTATGCCTAGAGATGTTGAATATCAGTATCGATTTAAGATTGGTAATATTAACCATATTGACTTGATTGAAGTTGCTCCGTTAACAGGCAGTCTCAAGAAGTATGCTGCTCGATTACATGGTAAGCGTCTTCAGGATCTCCCTTATGAGCCGACTGTGAGTTTGACTGCTGATCAAGTGGAAAATGTCAAGCATTATTGTATAAACGACTTGGATTGCACAGCTTTACTTTTAAAGGATCTTGAACCCCAAATGAATTTGCGTAGCTCCATGAGCGCAACCTATGGACAAGACCTTCGTTCCAAATCCGATGCTCAGATCGCAGAATCGGTCATCTGCTCCGAGGTTAGCAAGTTGAACGGGTGTTGGCCTAAGCGTCCTAAAATCGCACCAGGAACCTCATATAAGTATCAAGTACCCGACTATGTTTCTTTTCAATCTGAAAATTTGAAATCGATGCTTGAAATTGTGAAGAACGTAGATTTTGTCATAAAAGAAAACGGGCAAGTTCAAATGCCTAAAGAGTTAAATAAGTTTACCGTTACAATTGGAAAATCTACCTATAGGATGGGTATAGGTGGTTTACATAGCACTGAAGAAACTGTGTGTTATAAAGCTACTGAAGATATATTTCTTATAGATAGGGACGTTGCTAGTTATTATCCTAATATAATATTAAATCAAGGACTATACCCAAAACATATGGGTGATGGTTTTTTGAATGTTTATAGAACTATAGTTCAAAAAAGATTAAAGGCAAAGAAAGAAAAGGATAAAGTAACTGCCGATTCATTAAAGCTAACGATAAACGGGTCGTTCGGTAAATTTGGCAGTAAATATAGCAATTTATATGCACCTGACTTACTAATTCAGGTAACGTTAAGCGGTCAGTTAAGTTTGCTGATGTTGATAGAGATGATCGAACTTGCGGGAATACCTGTATTGTCTGGAAATACGGATGGAATTGTTATATTATGCCCACAATTAGATTACGAACGTCTGAATCACACCATTTCTATGTGGGAAAACATCACCAAATTTGAAACCGAAGAAACGAGGTATAAAGCTATTTTTATATCCTCCGTTAATAATTATATTGCTATTTATGAATAACTACATTACCATATTTATAAACCAATAAAATTTTAACAGAGGTCATAATGATATTACCTGATAAAAGTCTTAATAATGTAAGCGGTATATACTGTATTAAAAACTGTGTTAATTATAAATTTTATATAGGACAAACGAAATGCTTATATAAACGATGTAAACAATATGTTTTTGATTATAATAGAAATAGAGTAGAACATATTAACACAGATTTATATGAAGACATGATCAAATATGGAATAGACAAGTTTATTTTTTATCCAGTTGAATTTTGTAAAACAGACTATCTAATAGAACGAGAATATTACTATATTACTTTTTACGATTCTATCAATCCTATAATCGGTTACAATAGAAGACGCGATACTCAAAATGGAATGATAACCCATCCAGCTACTTCTGAAAAAATACGTAGAAATATCACTAAACAATGGAATGATGGAATAAGAGATAAACATGGTGAAAAACTAAAGGCTAATTGGGCGACAACTCCTGAGAGAAATAGTATTCAGGCAAAAGTAATGACAAAAGCTTTAACAAAATATGAATATCTAGTAACTGATGATGTCGGTGTTACTATTATATTAAACTATCAGGAATTGACAGAGCGTGGTTTAAAAAGTTGTATGTCTACGTTTCATAGGAAAAAAACAAACGAAATTGTGTTTAAGGGTAATAGAATATTAAGGAGAAAAATAAATGGTTAATTGTAAGTTAAAAGGTGCTTATTCGAAAGCAGGACTGCAAAAGAATCCTGCTAACTTAATATGTATTGACGCTATAATAAAGTTACTGACTGAAAATATCCCCATAGAAAAAACCATAACTGAATGTAAAAACATAACCAAATTTGTTACAGCTAGAGATGTTCGTGGCGGTGGAGAACATAAAGGTACTTATCTCGGTAAGATGGTAAGATGGTATTATGCAGAAAAAGAACACGGAACTATCAATTACGTAATGTCTGGAAACAAGGTTCCTAAGTCAGATGGTGCTAAACCTTTAATGGATCTTCCTGATGAGTTTCCTACTGATATAAATTATAAACGTTATATTGACGAGACTATTTCTATACTTCACGATATTGGTTATTTGCAAAAACCAAAACAGCTAAAATTCTTTAATTGAAGGAGATTAAACACAAGTACAAAAGCAAATAGCTCTAACCGGACACTGTTTAGCAACCATATGACAAGCAGCTTTAATCTCTTCAACGTCAGATCGGTTATTACTGATCATCAACGAGCCGTTATATTTCGATCTAAATGTGGGCAATATCTTCTCACATTTTCCGCATTTATCTAATCCTAAGCATTTCTTATGATTTACGAATAAATGATGTCGCATGATAGATCCTTTGAATATAATGAATAAAGAAAGTAACGACCGCTAAGGCAATGAAAATCGCAGATACTGCTATAAAAGGTAATATCTGCGATTGATAGCGTTTCACTTGGATTTCTTGAAATACTTAGCTTCTAAGGCACTTACCACACCATAAACAATACCAGCGGCAGCAGCTATAATTTCTATCTGAGCAGGTTCAATCGCGACACCAAATACTGATAAAAGAACTGCTCCCGATTTAACATATTTAGCTAATTGTTCTGCGTTCATTTCGTTCTCCTTTAAATATAAGACGTTTTAACTTAATCTTCATCCAAAAAAACCAACCGAACAACCTAACGGCATCATAATATTTATCAGCAATGAACTCATTGCTTGCTTTACGTACTCATTGTTTAAATTTTAAATCGCATTCAAGTCTTGATAACACTTGATCTTCATAATCTTCATCATGCAATTTACAGCAAAATGAAATATCATAATTAAGCGGTCTATCTGGAGAAAATGAGCAATAGTCTTTCATATGTACTTACCATAACCAGAAGAATAGTGATTCATATCATGTAGCAAACGTTTTGCCCCACCTAACTCATCCCATTTATCGTGCATTTTTACGTGATGAGAAACATCATTAATATATAGGTCATCGGCAAGTTTCAGCTTATGACAACTGTAAGTGTGACCATATGCTTTCTTTTCACCAAACTCCCCATGTACTCGCGGATCACGAAATCCATCTCCTTTGGCAATTTTAATACCTTGTTCATTTGCCCACAATATCAACTTGCTTATACGAATCGCATGGTCTTCTTGTTGCTCTCTTAGTCTTTTAGTTAACATCGAATCCTCCATTGGCAAGGTAATACAGTTGGAAAGTTTAGAACATACTTGCTCTGATTATACCACTTTCACCAGTAACAATAGTTTTATAAGTCACACAAGGTTTATCGGTGCCTTCACCGATGCCATCGCACATCCACAACCATGAATCACTCTCATCAGTTTCGCTGCTTACCGTGCCTTTTAGGCATTTCTGCTCAGTAGTCGGCTCAGTTGTCGAGTAAGTACCGTCAACTGAGCCACAAATACCATCCTCGTCAGCCGGTGCAACTTCTTTGTATGCAAGACATGATGCAGGACTGCCCCCGTTTAATCCTGGACATACCCAATTAAATTGAGTCTCCCCTTCCGTAAAGCCGGTTGCTGCCGGTGTGGAATAACAGAGATTAGGATTAGATGAAGTCAGTGTTTCAAAGGTCTCACCGTGGGCAGATCCACATACACCTGGCTCAGCGATAGATCCTTGCTCTGTTACCCCCATGTAGAGATTATCGACCCACAACTCCCATGGGGCAGTAGTTCCGTTTAAAAAACCGTAACCAGTCAGCTCTCTATATTCCCTGACGTATCCGCCTATCTCAATTTTATAAATTCCAGGGGTAGGATCTCCAGTACTCACAGAAAAAGAGTCCATATTTGTGATATGGGTATTTAGTACTCCATCGACCCATACTTTTGTAACACCATCTTTCTGACCAGGCGTGGCGCGTTTTAGGTATACTTTATATTTTCGCCATACATTGCCAGTTAGATCAATCGTCGAACCTATTTTTTCATAAGTTGCCGGGGTGCAATTCCCTCCTTGACCTGAGGTCCCATAATCCCATCTATTGAAACACAGGGTGTCCATGTAATACGATACCCTGTCACTTTTCGGCACAGACATATCAGGATTAAGGCCAACGGTCATGTTGTTCGTTGAATCAACAGCATCACCGAATAATTTTATAAATTTTGAACCACCTACAGGGACCCCAACTATTTTAACGTCAAATTCTACCCACCACTCGCTGCTGGCATATGAGTTAACATTGAGCAACATTGCCTTACCCGCAGTCCCTGCTGATGTAACTGGCAGTTTAGCGGCAGGAGTATTCCCAATTCCTCCCGTTTGCTCTATGACCCATAGTCCAGCATTGCCGTATGGGCCAAACGTACCATTGTTAAAATCATGAAAGGCAGCTGCCACTGGACATGCAAATGATAATATCAATAATATTACAAAGACCCGCATTCGCTTATCTCCGAGGTTGAGATGTGTACGTTTTCTATTGATAGGCTATTACTGCTATTTTGCGATATACCAATTCGATCTATCAACTCATGTCGCTGTCCAGTAGTTATGGTGGCAGTAACATTGTTTTCTGGATTAGAAGAATCACCTACGTTTATGACGTGCTGCCCATCATCCGCGCCCTCTGACGAAGCAACGGTTATTCTGCCACACACATATTGCCAAGATGAAATAGGTACATTGCTAACATTAGCTAACGCCGTTCCCTGTCTTACGTACACATTAGTCGTGCGGTAAACTCTGCCAATTTCCACTGTTCCGCCGACACCTTGAAATAATAACCCATGCGGGGAAGACGTATTGGTTGAGTTGGACTGAAATATGTACCTGTAGTATATGGTTTCAACTGGAGTTTCCAGAATTGGGGAATAAGCAGTATTGGTTCCTCCAGCATTATTATTTACAAACATGTACTGAGTCCCATCGAACATACTAGTAGTACGGTCAGTAGTCAGTATTCCAGCGGGGACAGATGTTGTCCAATCAGCCAAGTCAACGGCTTGGGTTGAGTTAAAATCTAACTCAAATAACGTTCCGCTTGGAGCAGACGGAACATAGGTAGAGTTGTTCGCTATGTCTGCACCAGAGATACTTTGTAATTTAACCCCATCGTCAGCAGCCTCTACCCCATCGGTTGGCATGGTGTAAAATAACTGGCACAGATCTGCGCTATGCACTGGCCCGCCTGATATGGGATAAGTGTAAGCTGATGTTGTGGTGCCTGTCGGAGCAGTCAGCGCGTAGTTTCCACTATCACAACTAAGTAGCCAATCGCCTAGCTCAGTGCCGTCAGCCATGTTTTGGTTATAGACAACTACCAACTGGTTGCCAGATGTCGGCACCGTAGAACTAAGTATGAGAGGATAATCGGAATCGACTACATAGCTAAACGCCCCAGAGTAAACTCCGGTTGCAGTTTTAAGAAAAACGTTGCCTGTTGCCGTGGATGCAGTTATTGAGTTAACAGCCAGTGTTGCTGTGTTTGGATCACTGGCTACCTCGTTGATTGTGATAGATCCACTACCCGCTGACGGGTCTACATAACTGCCCTGGTATGTTGGTAAACTTAAGCCTCCCCCGTAATCGATAGTCCCGGTTGGATAAAATGACATCAGTTGACCGTTACTTGGAGGATTGGCCGGAGGCACCAGAACATAAGAGTTGTTAGATATCCCCGGTGACGCCCAGCCAACACCACCAGCCCCACTTGCAGGTTTTAAATAGATTAATTGCGGTACTGACGATTGTGGGACATTGACTGACGAGACGCTAATATCCTGCCCTATTAATTTATCAGAGATAGCAGATGGAGTAAGAAACGCATCTACAGCAGACGGAGAATAGAAATCAGTCCCGGAGATTGGCACACCGAGGGCTGTTTTCAATGCGGCATATGTTGACCACTCGTATTGCCCTTCACCTGCGCCGATTGACGTGAGTAATTGCAGTGTTGCTGTCGGTTGTGAATCCAGGCCAGCTACAGGGGCGCTAATTGTACCATCAGCGTTTAGGTAACCGTCAGTACCAGTAAACAATCCAACCACGTCAGACGCTACAGCCGCTCCTAAATCATCACCGCCACCTGCCGTAATAGCCGCCTGGACAGGGTCGCTTACTGGCAAGTCTTTAAGCAGCACATGCTTGATTGCGTAGTTACCTTCTGAGTCCTCAATACCTATCGCATCGTCACCTATAGGCAAGGTCTTATTAGGTTTTTCCAGAATAGACCATTCTGTTTCCTCAAGATTGTCTAAGTCTGATGTTTTAAAGCCCTGCTCTGCGCAACCTACTAACAAAACAAGCAGAGCTAAAATAATAATGTTTTTCATGGTATCACCGTCACCTTTAACCTACTTTTTGTCTCTGTAACTCTGCCAGTGTATTGGTCTAAAAACACTCGTTCGAATTGTTCATTTATAAATACCACCAAGGAGTGTCCTTCTATAATCGCCGGTCCTGCTGGATAGTTTTTACCAGAAAGCCACGCGGTTAATTCAAAAGCCGCATTATCACAATCGTGTGATTCTGCCTTATATTTAAATGGTTCTATTTTACCAAATTTTTTATCAATAATCTCTTTTAAATCATCTCTGGTAACATTTTCATTGTCAAGAGCTAATTTTAGTTCAGTTAACAAGTTTCTGTGTTTGATGAACCTGTTTACTGTGGCAAACATTTCCTCATTACTCGGTGCAGTATAATATCTATCGAGGATTAATTTGAAACCAGTGCCGAGTATTTGTTTTACTTTTTCGTTTGATATTTTCATTTTGTCCTCAAGGTGTCTTTGTCCTCAAATGATTGAGTCCACACTTGGTCAGTATATTCAAATAGAGCTTTAGCAAAGTCAAGAAGTTCTTTGCAGCTCATGTAAGTGTAGGTGTTATCTATTTTTCTTATTCTAACTTTGGTGTCCCTGAGATTCAAAGAAAAGCTCAGGAGGTAGGAGTTTATAATAGCTTGGAAAGTTTCATCACATGGGTATAGTTCTTCGAGATAGACGAACCCTGATTTTAAACTTGCTTCCCTACTGATTGATATTTCTTTCTCTAATATTTCTCTCTTCTTGGTTAAGTCCAATTGAACTATCATTCGGCCACTACCTCCCATTCTTTTGTTATGTAAGGGAAGCTCTCCACTTTAACTTTGTAGGTTCCGGGTATGGTTGTGGGAAAACCAAACTCACCATCATCTATCTCGTAAGTGTTATCTACTGTGACTGTACAAGGAGTAGGTAAACCTGTGAGGATGAATAGATCTTCTCCATCAGCAAATATGGTTAGCTTATTGGGTGTAACTCCCATCTCAGGACGGGCAATAAAGGTTTCAGTAACGAAGTCGAAATAGTATGTGTTTATGGCAAGCCACAAATCAGCAGCGACAAGATCGTAGAACTCCTGTTCAACTTCTATGCCGTCAATCCAAAAAGCATCATCTATGGATTCTATTTTCTGGTAACCAAAAATCTCTCCATTTTCTTTTATCTGTATTTTACATATAGGCATAGCTGAACGTTATCCCCCCCTCATTTTGTTCTGGTAAGTAGTTGAACGTGAACGAATTTACTGTATTGTTTGAAAGGCCTGCTTTAGTATGTTGCCCCCCGAACCAACTGACTATGGCAAACCTCCCCAAGTTATGCGTTATGGTTGCGCTTCCACCAATACCGTAACTAACAGACCCTGTAGCAATAACATTCAGCCGATTGCCGTTAATCCGAGCTAGTCCGTATATCTCCCTAACGGTTAGGATATTAGCCTCAATGTTTAAAGCTTTTACAATAGGGCCAGATAATACACCAGCAAAAGTAGTACTTCCACCAGAACTTGCTAAACTCGGAAGAAATAGTTGGCCCGCTGCGGTCAATTGAACATACTGTCCAGTCGAAGGATTACCCATTAACAAACCAGCAGCACTTAGATGTGCTCCACCACCAGTTCCACCAGGCCACGCATAACCTATAAAAGAACCAAAGTTTATTTGTCCTGCTGTGATGTTTCCAAGGTTAGCAGATATAGCAGATATGCTTGGTGTGGATATCTGAGTACCACTTATGGTAGTACCATTTATAACAGTAGTTATCTGATCTACATGGGTACTATTGAACTGGAAGGTAATATTATTAAATTCAGCGGCACCGGTTACAGAGTTTATTCTATATCCGGAAACTCCCGCTACGTAGTTAGCTGATTGGAGATTTACAACATAAATATCTGTAGCAGACAAAGCATTTGCCCTGACAGTTCCATTAACTATCAACGTTCCATCAATTCCCACAATAGAACCAGATATCACAAAAGGCGTAACCTCTCCGGTTCCATCAGCAGTTGTTACGCTGAATTGATCAGCTACTATTGCTACACCTGACTTTTTACCATAAGGTATTAGTTCCCAATATGTTTGTATAGGAGGTTGATTTTCTAAAGATGAAGTATGATCAGCTTTACATTTATAAACGTTATCTTCTTCATCTTTCCATACATATTGATCTACAACATATTCTCCACCTTCTTTCCAATCAGGATAAAGGACAAGTCCTATACCAACCATATAGGGTCTACCACCAATCTCCTGAATCTTTACAGTCCAAGCATTTTCGAGAAACTGTTGTTGATAATTAATACCTTCTATAGCACCATCTATAACAGTATTTAATTCACTAACAAGTTGTCCACGTCCAATCGACTCGGTAAGCATGTCAAGGATTTTTGCATTGTCGCTTATAGGGCTTGCTTTAACGCCACCAAAACGATTTAAAGGATACCAATCTGAAAACTTAGGATCTGAGTAAGGATCTATACCACCATACGAATTGCCATGTTCATCGGTCCAATATCCCAACTCGTCTGACCACCCACCAATCGATACATTAGGTACTCCGTCCCATTGTCCACTTTCATCTTGCCAAGAACCATCGGGGTCTTCCCATCCAAGAGAAGTGTCTAAGGTAGTTTCCCTACTACCAACCGTTGCAATATAAATTCTAGCCCAATAATAATATTCTACATCAGGACTTAAGCCAGTATGACTCCATTTAGTTCCACCGCTTAATATTGCTATAGGTGGTCCTGTATTACTTCTATCATTAAGACCAGCACTACAGTATATAGCGATCCTATAATTATCTCTATAATCAGCAGGAAGGGTCCACCTTAAATCGTTTTGAAATAAATTACCCTCAACGGATAAAGAAATTAAACCACTAGGCTTTGGAGTACCGTCAACTTGCGTAATTGTTTTGTAAAGCCAAGCGCTAGTTTGACCTATTGGCGAAACGGACCTAATTCTAATTTGATGATCACCCGCACCTACATTTTCAAATACGATAGGTTTAGTAGGATCGGTGGTTAAAGAGTCTTTCCAACCATCATTGGTTAATATTTGAGTTTGAACACTTTCAACTTTAATTCTATAACCACTAGGAATAGTTATTGTTAAAACTATTCTATTAGTAACTGTACCATCAGGATTTAAAATAGCAGACTGTGTACCAGTAGCAAATGCATATATTACAGGAATTGGAGGCGAATCGTTAGGAACAAATACCGGAGTTGACGTACCTGTGTTTAAAACAGGAAATTCACCAGCCATGTAAAGTTCTATTTCATTCCAAGAATATTGTACTCCTGTTAAAGTAGCTCCTATATTTTTGGTAGGTTTTTTACTAGTTACAACAACTCTAATAGTTTCTTTTCCCAATTCACCAATACTATAAATATCACCTTTAGATATAGCATATGGTAAATTACCAGTCCAAGTAAACGTGTCTGTTGTCCATTCTGGAAATCCAGCATACACTTCAAATGCAAATATTTGTGGGTATTGAGTACCTACCGGAGCAGTTCTTACTTCAATACCATAATCTGTTTGTTCCTGTACACTGATTTCTCTATCAAGAACAATAGTTTTGTTTACTATATCAACACTTTTAACCCTACCGGAAGCTAAAGATACCAGAATACATTCATTGGCAATATCTACCACATCGCCTCTGCTGCATACTAAATGTTCCCAATCAATAGCTTCCCAGGTATATAATTCAGATCTATAACGCCTTACTGCTAAATGATATTTAGCTAAATGAATTACTTGATCTATATTAGTTACTCCAGGCATTTCAACAGCTTCAAACAAATAAGCGTTTGTTGGATTATAACCTTGAGTATAAACTATTACTTCGTCTTCTAAATAATCAGTAGCTTCGTTATTAAATGATATACGATAACCGTGAATTTCATCATTAAAGGTTTTCTTTAAACCAAAATTTCTTGAATTCGTAGGTGTAAATATTTGAACCGGGCCTAAGGTATCTTTTTTCTCAATTTTTACTGAATGCAAATCGTCTTTCATAACAAAAAAAGCCCGACCTGCATAACATATTTCATCTATTGCATTTCTTACACCCGTTTGTGCATCAAATAGTTTATTATAAGTAAAACCATTTATTCTACAAAAATTATGCCATTCTTTTAAAGCAGTAAGATCTATTTTACTATCTACTAAAGGTTTTGCTAATCCAGCACCTTGATATACGTATCTATATAAAGAAGCAGGACTGTTAGTTTTACGCAATATCCAAGTATCTGTTGTATAATCATAATCTAAACAAATTCTCCACAACACCCCGTTTACATTATCAACAACTCCCGAAAGTTCCTCAGAAGCTTTAATAACCATTTGAGTTTCAGCTACAGGTATTGAAAAAGCAACAGGATCTTTAAAATTAACTGATTTTATTTCAGTTAAAATAGCTTCATCGTACGTTTGATCATCTGTTTCGGGAGTATCTCTTACAATCTGTATATCATACTGTCCTACAGAAAAGAAATTAATTACAACCGTTTTACGTAAAATATAAGCCGCTTTTTCATTAGTGTTTAAAACGGTATGAGGTATCCAGGTACTTTCTCCAGTTTCACGATATGAAAACGTATGAGTAACCGAAGCGGCTACTCTATCTCCATTAGCATTTATCTTAAATAAAGACTGAAATCCTATTTCAATAATAGCTTGTTTGCATTCTAATTGAGTGGTTCTAACTACAGGAGTATTGTATTCTAAAGTAACGTTAAACTCTTCTGGAAAAACCTTATTAGGATATAAACCCAATTCTGTATCAGTAGCGTATCCTGAATTAGTCGCAGATGTTATATGAGAGTATTGATCATAATAAGTTTCACCTATTTTTAACTTATCATCAAATTCGACCGGACCCGCACCCCAAACCAAATCGACAACTAAATATTGATCATTACCTTCGTTTTTTGTATAAGGGAGAGCGCCCCAGGGTGGAGCATAACGAAATTTACCTAAGAGTATGGGCAAAGGCTGATAAGGGGTAGCTTGATTACGCATACCGCTTATGCTGTAGATGTTGCTTTTTTCGGAACTTTCGTGACCTAAACCAGTATCACTCAAAGGCTTGATAGGCAATAGTGCGTTTACAGCCATCATCGCCCCGCCAGCAACCACAGCAACTCCGAGTGTACCCCACGCACCTAAAGCCCAGTATTGCTGAGCTACGATAGCAACTACCGTAATCACTACCATTAAAATAGTTCTTAACGGATTTTTACCTTGTCCTCCTTCAGGTATGTTAAACTGAATTACCACCATATCAGAACTTTTAACTTTAGTTCTTTCATACAATGCAGGTAATAAAGGAACTCCGTTTAATTCAACATAAACTTTATGACAATACCATTGCTTTATATTATTTTTAGCGCATAATCGTTCAATAATTTGAGCAACAGTTTCACCGGAACTTGCAGAATCTTGTGAAACTTCTGCAAGCATTGGATGCAACTTTGCCCTAACAATGCAATTTTTAGGTTCCTCAATAATCAAAGGAGAATTTGGATCGTAATTTTCAAATTGATTCATATTCCCAAAATCCCCTAAATCGATGCTCATTAAAAATTTTAGACGGAATATCTTCTATAACTGCAAATTCCATAAGTTCCGTTATGTGAAGCATTTTATTACCATACTCGCTTACGCATATACCCACATGAAACCGTTTTCTCAACTCCCATAAGCAAACGGTTAATAACTTAGCGCTATTAACCTTTTTCCATCCCATTAAGTTAGTTTGATTTAAAACGCTTTTTAAATTGACATCGTTAGCGTTTTCATATTTGGCTGAATATGTGGGTATTAAAATTTCTTTTTCATGTTTATAAACAAGTGCAACTAGTCCTAAACAATCAACGCCTGAAAAATCACGTCCTTTAGATTTATAAGGAATACTTCTATATTTTGTTAAATCTAAAGACATTATTTAAATAAACCAGGAGTCGTGTTAGGGGTGAATGTTAAATAACAAAACATTTCATTATCAAGCGTATCGAGTTCGAGAGTTCCTGTAATAACTGATCTATTTATATCAATTTGCTTAAATACAAATCCGCTTATTATACCTTCTATATCGTCAGCGTCAGATGCTAAAACTAAAGTAATGTCTACTTTAGGAGATGTTCGTAAAGAACGTATTCCAGCAACCATTTCTCTACCAACGTTAGAAACTGATATTGAAGTAGCTGGTGGAGCGGTTTCATCTTCACTAGGTAAGTTTATTTCCATTGGGCAATAAATATATTCTCTACCATTAGAAACAGTACCGTAAACTATATTTTCATCAGTAGTATATGTTGGTAATCTTGTAGTAGGATCGGTTGAAAATAATAAACTTTGACCTAATTCAGCATGATAAATCTCCAATAAAATAATAGGATAATCTTCAGTTTCTTGAGCATAAATTGTTTTTAAAGTGTCTAAGGATAATATCATTTTAAACCCAAATTACGGCATTATTTTTAATTTTAAAATTACTTTCCATCCTAACCCATATGGCGATAAAGTAAACAATTTTTCGCCTTGAGGAACGATCATTACTTCTATAGTATCATCGTCAAAAGGATGTTTATGCTGATATCGAAGTGCTCCGTTTTTTAAAGTAAATTTAACAAAATTTAAAAAAGTAATACGTTGCGCGTTCGTCAAATACAATGCGCTGGTAAACTGAATCGGACCCAATGCCCCTTTATTTCGGGTTTTGCTAAAACCATCATCGGATTCTGAAACAAGTAGGTTGTTTGGGAAATCTTCTTCAAATCCTTCTCTCAAACTTCCTTGAGGCAACGATGTAGGCCAAATAGGTACAGCCATAATTATCTTCTTATAAGTTGAGGACCGCGCAACGATTCAATAGCCTTATTACTAGCGCTTCCCTTTTTAACTAAATTTCTACCATTCATTGCGTCAATTATAACTTCTATATCTATTGTACCATTACCGTCATCTTTTTTATTAACCGAAGCATCAGAGTCGCCATAATTGTTAACAATTACATTAACATTTCCATTAGCAACTGCTCTATTTGGTATATAATCATCAGCCTGACCATCACGTACATTTCTAGCGGGAGTTATGTAGCCATTAACACCAGGAGTAAAGTATTCCGGTCCCTCAGTACGTCTGTTTTCGTTAACTATATAAGTCTGTCCAGCAATT